CTTTAGCCAAAGTCTTTTGACTCAAATGAGGTTTCGGGTAATGATGAGCAATCTGGATTAACACCAAACGCTGCATAGCAGTCAAATCTTTAGGTGCATAATCTAAAACAAATTTCACAGCCTCAAAGCTGTTAGCAGGTTTATTCAATCGTGTAGCCTTTCAAATCGGCTACTCACTGCTAGAATGAAAAAGCCGATAGTTGCGTTATCGGTAGAGGAGTCAGTAGTTTGGTTTACTGGCTCCTCACTTATTCTATAACACAGTATGTCACGCCTGTATGCTAAACTCATAATCACTGACCCCCTCTCAGTATGCCCCTGTCAGCATCCACACTGGCAGGGGTTTTCCTTTTCGTATAGTTTTGCGCCTCAACTAACGCCAAAACAGTTTCAACAGGATCAGCAACAAGTTTCACTGGTTTACGCACTCTAAGGATGTGTTCGCGTTTTACACAGTCACGCAACCCACAAAGCCTCTCACCAGGCATGTAAGGTTTACCATCGCGTATCGGGTTGAAATCGTCATCAACTTCGCCTTTATGTGGCCGGCAAATAATCCTGCCCAAAACAGGGTGTTTCCAAGTGTAGTATTTGCTTATTGGTTTACCGTAGTCGCGGCAGTCCTCACATAGTTGCGCGTTCTCACTTTTACGCAAAACTCGTCTTTGATAATTCTCAATGTCAAGTTCTATGCCACATTCTAGGCAAAGTATTTTAGGTTGCTCAACTGGCTCTTTCATGACCCTCCTCCATAACCATTAGTTATAGCACAAGAATCAGTTTTGACCTAATCAATTTGCTCTTTTTGATACAAAATTATTTTTCGGCGTGTCGCATCCAAATCCAACAGGTAGTTAGCCCTCAAAATAGGGGAACGCGTAATCACAACGAGTTCAAATAGTTCTCGTTCATGAGCCAAAAGGATTTCAACCCTAGCTTGTAGCTCCGTTGAGTCCATCGGCTTTACTCTTTATCGCATCTAACACGGTTGCAGGCTGTTTAGCCTGTTTTGCCTCTAAGTATAACGCTCTCAACCCTTCAAGATCGTTGATGTTATCTAACGCTGCAACAAAATTCTTAGGCACAGGTTTGACTGTTTTTTGCATTTCCTCGCGTGTAGGTTTGAGCGAACCAAAGTAACCCATGTTCCCTAATGCGCGGCCTATTGCGCTGGTTTCACAGGTTTCAAGGGCAGATGTCTTTTGCGCCATGCCTACACCGTCAACTTCAAACGCTAATCCGGTTGCTTTAGCCAGGTTATTGCGTTGATCGTCAGCGTTCAAAAAGATAGTTGCTTTGACTACCCATGTTGCTAAAACACGGTCATGCTGTTCAGTCAGGTTTTCGGTGATAATCCTGCCATCAGGATAATCTTTGTAGAAACGCTTTAGGCGTTCAGCTACGGTTTCATATTCGTTGAGATTAAACTGAGGCATTAGTTATCCTCACTAGCCCAAGTAACAACCATGTTGTCCTCAATCCAAATCCATCCAACTAGGCCACGAACACATAACCCGACTTGACCGCTAGACGGTAGAGTTTGTATGCCTGCTAGTGTGCCGCTTATTGTTGTTGACTTGCCTTCAGTGAAGTTGATTGTTATTGCAACCTTGTCATCAATGTTGATGCCTTTTAGATCCGCTAATGTTTTACTCATTATTTTCCTTCTTTGATTGTTAAAAATGGTTTACCTGCCCCGCGTTGAGATAAAGTAACCACAACTTGACCGTCAATAGTGCCATACTTAGCCCCATTCAACGCATCCATAACCCTAGATTTCATTTCAAGTAAATGCGTTTCCGCCTCCTTGACCTTGATGTTAGCGTTGAACAGTTCTATACCTAACTGCCCTAACTCCTCGTTACGGTTCTCAATGTCCGGTGACAAAGCCCTGACAGTTTCAAAAGTAGATTCACTGCCATCCCACGCAGGTTTGACTTGATCTAACACAAGTTGCCTAAACTCTGTTACGCGTTGCAGGATAGCTTGAAACTCAAAATCATCCCAAACAACTGCATACTCTTTGTATCTGCCTGCGTTTACGACAGCAAAGATAGTGCGCTTCACATTCAAAACATACATATACCAAAACGCTTGCGCCCTGTAATGTTCAGGCACAGCATCCCAATAAGTTGCAGTGTGCTTAATCTCCAGAATAAACAGTTCGCCTTTATCGTCAACACCTAAACCGTCAACATTCGCATGCGCCCAACTATTCTCAGGATGCGCATAAGTGCCAAGTTCCTCAACAACAAAATCAGGATGCTGTTCAACAAACAGTTGCCGAATAGCAGGTTCAACTAGCTGCCCTAAACGCATAGCAACATTGCCTACCTGATCAACAGGCAGTAACCCTACTTTTTCAGCCCACAAAGTAAACGCCGATTTGAATGGTGATAAACCTAAGATTGCGCCTATCTCGCTACCTGAGATAACGCCCTGTTCATTACGCGCAGCATGCCACTCAGGACTACCAGAAGCGTATGTGCCTAAATAGTTGCAGGCAGATAAATGTTTTGCAATAAGTGTGTTCATAGTTGATGTCATGACTAAACTCTAAACATGACCACCGACAAACAGGCACGACAAGATCGCGACACAACCGCACTCATGGAAGCAATAGAGGACAATGGAGGTGTTGAATGCACACAAGTCCCCGACGTCTTTTTTCCAGAGGATTTTCACACTTCAAGCGCAAACATGAAAATGGTTAGGTTAGCTGAAAACACTGCTAGAGAGATTTGCCTAAGATGCCCTGTAATTGCTTTATGCCTGAAGGTGGGTTTGTATGAGGATTACGGTATTTGGGGTGGCACAACCCCTGAACAAAGACGCAAACTAAAAAGGCAACAACAAATCTAGGTCAAAACAGCCCTGTAAGGCTTATAGCGGGGTTTTATTTATTGAAATAAGATACTGCTAGTGTTTAGGCGTTATTTGCCTTTATCAGCCTGTTTTTCGGCTTTCTCAACCGCGTCTTGCGCACCCTTAGCAACAGTTTCGCGTGTAGCCCTACCTGTTGTTGCGATAGCATACCCGACAGCCCCCAACAAACCCAACATTAGTGTTCCCCACGCCACCAAAACACCATTGATCCAACTGCCAGTCAACGCTGCACCGACACCAGCCGAACCACCCAAAATAAACAGGAAAATGCCGAACCCACGCCAGGTCAGTTCAGCAACAACCTCATAAATAGCTTTACCCTTAGCGATGATAATGTTTTTCATGTTTATTCCTTAAACGAAACTTAGCGGATCAAGTAAATCTTTGTAGGGTGCTAAATGCACATCAGGGTTACTCCACCCCTTATTTGCCTTACCGATAGTTTGATGTAAATGCGCCCCAGTTGAAGCTGACCCCGACTTATATTTACCTCCCCCAACTTTACCGATAACAGTTTCACCGGCAACAACCTTATCGCCCTTCACCAACGCTGACTGTTTAGCTAAATGTGCATCCTGAATAAAAACATTATGTTTCACACCTTTAGCATCAACTAAAACTGCTGAATAAGTGACATACCAGCCGATAACATCGCTCCACGCGTTAGTAAAAACCGTTCCAGTAGCACTTGCCTTGATTGGTGAGAGTTCTGGCGCAGCCCAGTCTTGCCCTCTATGTGGCCTGCCGTTACGATAGGGTGCTAGGTTGCCGAATTCATCGCCCCGCAGTTTAGGTGCAAAGGGTTCAACATATTTAGTCATAAAGCAAGTTTAGCAACCCAAACTTACTTGTTTAGATCAGTAATCTGTTGCTTGACTGTGACGATAGCGTTTTTGATGATGTCTATGTTGTTTGTTAGACGAGCAACTTCCTCATCGTTACCTGTAGCGATAGCGATTAGTTTTGCTTCCTCGTTATGCCAACCTTCAACATTCAACGCTTCAAGCCGCTTGTTTAGCACTTCTAGTTTGTATTCGTTTGATACTTCAAAATCACTCATAATATTTATCTTACCTTAGCTCTGTGGGATGTTGTCTAGGATTGTTGTTTCTGCGCCTGCTGTTCCAGCCCTAACAACAAGTTTCAGCGTTCCAGCATTCGTGCCATCCCTAAAATACAGGCGAGCAGCATTAGCACCAGGATTTGTAGTTACTGCTGTTGCCCTTGAAAAAGTTACTT